CGCCACGAAGAACGATGTTCGGTGCTCGGATAACAAGGTAATCCGACACGGGGCTTTCGCGGCGTACGACGGGAAGACTGTTCCTCTCGTTTGGCAGCACAAGCACGGTGACGTTGAGAACGTCCTGGGGCATGCCGACCTTGAGGTTCGAGAGGATGGGGTTTACGCCTACGCCCATCTTAACAACACTGATCGTGGCCGGACCGCACGAGAGATGGTCAAGAACGGCGACATCAAGGCGATGAGCATCTATGCCACCCACGTTCGCGCTAGGGGCAATGACGTTGTCCACGGTGAGCTCGTCGAGGTGAGCCTGGTGCTCCGCGGCGCCAATCCTGGTGCCCTCATTGACCAGGTCTCCATCGAGCATGGTGACAATGGCGATGAGATCGAGGCTGTCATCTACACGGATGAGCAGCTAGACTTCGTCTCTCACGGCGATGAGGACGAGGATGAGGACTTCGAGGTGGAGGAGACGGACGACGTCGAGCACGCCGAGGAGGAGCCGGAGGCCGATGAGGCTGAGGGCGACGAGGATGACCCCACTCTTGGGGAGATCTTCGATGGAATGACCGATGAGCAGAAGACGGCGGTTTATGCCATCGTTGGACAGCTCGTCGATTCCGTAGATGAAGAGGCGGAGGAGTCGGAGACCGACGAGGTTGAGGACACCGCCCATTCCGACACAACTGAGGATACTATGGCTCACAAGAACGTGTTTGAGGGCTCCGCTACCACCGAGGAGCTCCCCGTCCTGACTCACGCCCAGGTCGAGACCATCTTCGAGGACGCTCGCTCTGGCGGCTCCCTGAAGCAGGCCATCCTGGCTCACGCCGACGCTTACGGTATTAAGCAGATCGAGACTCTCTTCCCTGAGGCGAAGGATCTGTGGAACCAGCCGGAGTTCATCAAGCGCAAGACCGATTGGGTTGCCTCTGTCGTCGGCGGCGCTAAGCACTCCCCCTTCTCCCGCATTCGTACCCGCTTCGCCGACATCACGGCTGACGAGGCTCGTGCCCGCGGTTACATCAAGGGAAACAAGAAGGAAGACGAGGTCTTCACGCTTCTGCAGCGTACCACCTCGCCGACCACTATCTATAAGAAGCAGAGGTTGGATAGGGATGACATCCTTGACATCACTGACTTCGATGTCGTCTCCTACATCCGTGGCGAGATGAAGATCATGCTTGAGGAGGAGCTCGGTCGAGCTGTCCTCATTGGTGATGGTCGTCAGGCCTCCTCTAAGGACAAGATCAAGGAGGATGCTATCCGCCCGATCTACAAGGAGGACAGCCTCTACGCTCCTCGCGTCATCCTGGCCAAGGAGACCACCACCGAGGACGTCCTGGACTCCATCGTCCGCGCCATGGATGACTACGACGGCGCTGGCAACCCCACCTGGTTCGCTGAGCCCCACATGGTCACCGAGATCCTGCTTCTCAAGGACAAGATGGGTCACCGTCTGTTCCGCAGCGTCTCCGAGCTGGCCGACTACGTCGGCGTCTCGAAGATCGTCAAGGTTCCGCTCATGAAGGGCCTGCAGCGCAGCTCCGCCAAGAACGGCACCGTCGATGCCCTCGGTATCATCGTCAACATGTCCGATTACACCATTGGTGCGGACAAGGGTGGGCAGCTCTTCGCTGCCGAGGACTTCGACATTTCCTTCAACCAGTACCACTACCTGCTGGAGACCCGCCTCTCCGGTGCGCTGACTCACCCGAAGTCGGCCATCATCGTTGAGCGGAAGACCGAGACTGGTAACGTCGTCGCGGAGCCGTGATAGATGGCCAAATTCTTCGGCGAGATAGGATTTGTAACTCAGGTCCAGACCGAGCCGGGAATTTGGGAAGACAAACCAATCGAGAAGCAGTACTATGGCGATGTGTTTCGTGAAGCACGCCGCTTTGGTGCCAGCGACGAGATTCTGGGGAGTATCAACCTCAGCAACCAGATCAGCATTATCGCTGACGGGTTCTTAACGGATAACATCCAGAACCTCAAGTACGTACGCTGGATGGGGGGACTTTGGAAAATCTCCTATGTGGAACTGAAGTTCCCCCGTCTGGTTCTCGAGTTGACGGGGGTGTATAATGGACCGACGGCTAACTCTCCATGAGAAGCTGGTAGAGATCCTCGGGTCGGACAAGGTCTATTACCAACCACTCCCGTCACTGAAGCTCTCGTATCCGTGCATCGTATACGAGCGGCATCCGGGTGATCCGATGTACGCGGACAACCTCAAGTACATTAAAGCAAACCGGTTCCAGGTTACATTGATCGCTCGGCATCCCGAGGACCCGACACGAACGAAGATCGAGGACCTTTTGTTCAGCCGCCATGAGTCTCGACTCGTAGCGGATAACCTCTATCACGACATCTTCGACGTCTACTATTAGGAGTTAACATGGCTGCACTTGTCTGGGACAAGACTGGTGAGCGCCGTATTGAGACTGGTGTCGACCACTGCGCACTCTATGTGTACGACCCGGCCCAGAAGACCTACGGCAAGGGCGTTGCTTGGAATGGTATTACCGCCATCTCCGAGAAGCCCGAGGGCGCTGAGGCTACTGACCTTTACGCCGATAACATTCTGTACCTCTCGATGCTCTCGGCTGAGAAGCTGAAGGCCACCATCGAGGCTTACACCTACCCCGACGAGTTCGAGCAGTGTGACGGTTCCGCCACGCTGACGAAGGGTGTCAAGATTGGTCAGCAGGACCGACTGGCCTTTGGTCTCGTCTACCGCACCAAGATCGGTGACGACGTGGCTGGTCAGGACAAGGGCTACAAGCTCCACATCCTGTACGGCTGCAAGGCCTCTCCTTCCGAGAAGGGCTACAAGACCGTCAACGACTCTCCCGAGGCGATCTCCTTCTCTTGGGAGCTGTCCACCACGCCGGTCAATGTGTCCGGCGCCAAGCCGACCTCGCTGCTGACCATCTCGTCTCTCGACGTCGACTCCAGTAAGCTGAAGACCCTCGAGGCTAAGCTGTTCGGTTCCGACACCGCTCAGGGTGGAGGCGGGGCTCTCGAGCCTAAGCTTCTTCTGCCTGACGAGATCAAGGCGCACTTCGCAGGCTGATATACCACACCGGGGGCTCAGAGACCTAGACTCCTGGGCCCTCGGTGCCTGCAATGCTTATAGTTTCTATCCCGGATCTCGACGGGTTTGACGAGGAGACAGGTTCGTTTGTCTCCATGCCTGGCGGAATCCTGCACCTGGAGCACAACCTGGTCGCGCTGTCAAAATGGGAGTCAATTACCCATAAACACCTTATCGGTAATGACAAAGTCACCCCTGAGGAGATGGCCCTCTACATCAAGTGTATGATCACAGATGAAGAGTACGACCCGTCGCTCCTGGATAGGATCCCCCCATCTGAGGTAGATCGTATTAGCGCCTATATGGGCGACACGATGACCGCAACCACCATCCGCGAGACGGGTGGGGAGTCTGGATCTGGAGAGTACACCTCGTCCGAGTTGATCTACTACTGGATGATTGCTTGCCAGATTCCATTCGAGTGTGAGAAATGGCACATTAACCGACTACTCACACTCATTCGGGTATGTAACCAAAAGAACCAGCCCGATAAGAAGATGTCCCAGTCCGAGATTATGGAACGGAACAGGGAACTCAATAGAGCCAGGCGAGCGAAGCTTGGTTCGAAGGGATAACAATGATCAGTCACGAAGACATTCCCGAGGAGGCGCTTGCTCCGCAGGCCCACATCGGAACTGATCCCATGGAGGACAAGGAGATTCACGTCTCCCAGACTACTGAGGTGATGAAGTGAGCGTCGCAGACAACGTACTCGCTCGCGCCGCAGCGAGGATTGGTTACTATGCACCAGACGACCCTCAGCCCGGATCCGAAGCTGGCCGATACTGGGCCGCTCGAACTGGTCAGCAGTGGCTTGCTGGACCGTCCGACTCTGTTTGGTGGTGCATGCTCTTCGTCAGCATGTGTCTGGACGAGTGCGGGCAGATTGACGCTATTGGAGGATTCTCCTTTAACACTGACTACACCGTCAACAAGGTCCGTCAGCACCCTGACGCTTACTTCGTATCGGTTTACGACGCCCGACCGGGCGATGTCGTCATCTACGACTGGGATGGCGGCGGCACGGACCACGTGGGCTTCGTCGAGAAGAACCTTGGCGGAGGCACGCTCCAGACGATTGAGGGGAACACCTCGTCTGGCAGCTATGGCTCTCAGTCTGCTGGGAACGGTGTTTGGCGGCGTGTCCGCAATCAGTCGATCGCTTATGTGATTCGCCCGGCTTATACCGACTCTCCGAGCAACACGGCTCCTGCTGGCCCCGCTGACATCCGTGCTCTGCAGCGTGCAGTCCGGGCTACCCCCGACAACGTCGCCGGTCCGAACACTCGGTCTCGTTGCTATGCTCTTGCCGCGGCTTCCGAGTGGGGTGGTAAGACCTTCCCCTTCGGAGTGGCCTTCACGCAGTCCGTGGTCGGCACTGAGCAGGATGGAATCTGGGGTGAGGGCTCTGAGGAGGCGCACGACTCTACTGTCGAGGCCGTTCAGGCAGCCGTCGGCGCTGAGGTCGATGGCGTCTACGGCGCCGAGACAAACACCAAGGTGAACGCCCTGCTCGACAGGGCCGAACAGCCGTAGGAGGCTCAAAATGGCAGCGCCATACTGTACTTTAACGGGAACTATTCCCGGAGGAGAGAATGGTCGGGCTACTGTCCGAATCATTCCTGACGTGAAGGGTGCTACGGCTACCGTCGACGGTTCCGCAGTCTCGATGCGCGAGATCGTGGTTCGGACAGACCAAGCTGGTGCTGTCAATGTCGAGGTGCTGGCGCCAGGTGCCGGGGTTAGCCCCTCCGGTTCCTGGACCCACACCGTCTATGTCGACTCCCCGGAGTGCGACCTTGTCAAGCACGTGGTCCTCTCTCAGGGCGATACCGTCGACATCATGACTGTCGACCCCACATCCGAGATCTCTCCGCTTCCGTTCGGCGGTGGAGGGGGCGGTGGAGCTGGTTCGCCTGGTCCAATCGGCCCTCGAGGACCCAAGGGTGATGTTGGTCCCGCTGGACCTCCTGGACCTAAGGGCGATGCTGGGGAACGCGGACCTGTAGGACCGGAAGGACCTCGGGGTCTTCAGGGTCCTCCTGGACCCGCTGGTGGCGGAGCTGGAGGAACCCCGGTACCTGGCCCCGAAGGACCTCGAGGACCTGCTGGTCCCCCTGGACCTAAGGGAGAACAAGGAGTCCAGGGTCCTCCCGGACCTAAGGGTGATAACGGACTTCCTGGCCCAGCCGGAGCAAACGGTCAACCTGGACCTAAGGGTGAGAATGGCTCGGCCGGTTCTGCTGGACCTCCTGGTCCCCAGGGTCCTCCTGGACCTGCAGGAGAGCGTGGCCCCGCCGGTCAGGATGCAGTCACTCCTCAGCTCGATCAGTACCTCACTAAGGCTGAGGCAGCTCAGACTTATGGCGAGAAGGCAGATGTCGAGGATGCTCTTCGTCAGACCAACCCGTTCAAGAACGGCGCTCGATACTACTCACCGGTAACCTACTACTGGCCCGACTACTATCAGGATGGGAAGCCGGGTCAGTTCTCAAAGTGGGCTCAGACACTGAAGTTCCGAGACAACCTCGGATATGTCATCCTTAATCGCAATAGCGGTGACTGGGAGGCGCAGGAGGTAGACTTCCAGAAGCAGGGCGAACTCGCTCTGGGCGCTGGAGCCAAGAAGGTCCTGTTCTATATCAAGACTCAGTATGGCGCAGCAATCCACCCCGATGCCGAGGATAACCGAGGTATTCCCAACGCCGCTAAGTTCACCAAGGAGTACATCCTTGAGCAGCTGAAGCGAGCCAAGCAATGGTATGGTGACCTTGTTCAGGGGGTATTCCTCGATGAGGTTATCAACGGCTGGGATTCCCGTAAAGATCGGATTCCGTGGTACAAGGATCTGATTGACACGATCCGCCGCGAGAACGGACTGGACTTCGTGATCGCCATTAATACCGGATCTAACATCTCTCAGGAGGTGTGCAATCTGGACTTCGACGTCTGTATGATGTTCGAAGGTACGGCAGCTAAGTTCCTCGAGGAGAACCCTACTTCGCCGATCCTTCCGGACCACATGAAGGCCTATCCGTCTACTCGATGGTGGGCTGTGGTTCACTCGGTCACCTCGGAGAACTACCAGAAGGTCTTCGATAAGGCGGACAACCTTGCCATCAGCCACCTCTATGTCACAGACGGATTCCTCGTCGAGGATCCTCAAAATGGTGGTCAGTGGCACCCAGTCGGGAACCCTTACGAGAACCCTCCGGGCGCCGAGATCCGTGAGCTGATCATCCCGTGGCTCAAGGGATATCTGAAGCTCAAGCTGAAGGTCGACAACCTGAAGATCCCTGAGATTCCGAAGATGATTGTTCTCGGACCAGATGATCCAGTTCCCGCTGGGACTCCGTCCGGGACGGTGATTGTTAGGCGGGCCAAGTAATGGCTAGCGTCTTCCCAGTAATTGGTGCCTGGTGGGGCGGAAACGGTGCTCGAGTTGGGAATGGCCGCCTGATCCGAAAGGGATCCAGCTCCACGCCATTTGAAAACGCGGCCTATACCGTTGGTGATCGTAAGTGGACTGTTGAGATCACATACTCGGCAGACAATGACACCCAGATCGCCATGCGAGCCAACTGGTTTGAGGCGGATAAGAAGACAACCGGTAAGCAGGATTTCATCACCACCTGGAATATCCGGGGCGGTACTAATGCGGCGATCAAGTTCGACTTCGAGCTTCCAAATAACGCCTATCCAATGTGGACTCCGTCCATTGCGGTTCCGGGTACTGCGAACGACATTACCATCCACAACTTCAACATCTACGAGACGCCGAAGCCAGGATTGCATGTTCATGTAGCTACTGGTAGTGGATCGGAGGCCAATGGTTTCGGCACTGCTTCACTACGAAGTCTCCCTGCTGAACTCGGCGACCTTATAGTTGTATTCTATGCTTCGCAGTTTGGGAACACTAAGGCGCGTCCACCGGCTGGTTGGGATATTCAGTATACTTCGGACGCTGGAGGACGGTCAGGATATGTAGCGGTAAAGCGAGCCACACAAGCTGACCTTGATGGCAACTTCAAGTTCAATAGCGACGTCGCCACCAATGCTAGAGAGAACTTTGTCTTATTCTCGATCGGCGGGGTATCAAATTATAAGATACACACCTGGCAACCAGGCATCCCTGCTCTAGATAAGGCCAAGAAAAATCTAGTAGCCGTACAATACCACGCACCATCTTCTCGAGAGGAACCAGTATGGTATCCCCCAGGTACCGGCCCAATCGCTAGAGGCGGTAAGCGTAACCGAGGATCCTCGTGGTCGATGACCATCGGAGCACTGGCTTCATCAGTGAAGGACTCGTATGGCGCTAAGGCTTATGCCTGGGTAGAACTTGAGGAAGAGAATCCAGAACATCCAGCCGTAGTCGTTCCGGGTATAGAGATTACCGATTCTGGAAATTCCAATCCGGTATTCGTATATTGGAACGGGGGACTACAGCCGTCTACCATGCGTGCCGTACCAAGAGGATACTCTGATATACACACCATGATGGACACCCGTGGATTCCTAGTCGCCCACCGAGGAGGGTCCGTCAGCTGGCCCGAGGCATCTATGAGGGCATACACCAATGCGGTCATGTTCGGAGCCGGAGCGCTTGAGGTCTCTTGTCAGAAGACGAAGGATGGGGTATGGTTCCTGAACCACGACCGCACCCTCCAGCGTGTGGATAAGACGGCTCCAGATACCCCCGTCACCGAGATGACATGGGCGGACATCCAGAAGTACCATACCATCGGAGAGCCATTCATGACCGTCGAGGAGTACTTCGCCGCCTATGGGTCCAGTCATATCACTGTCCTGGATCCGAAGTACTCGGCCGCTGATTGGCAAGATCTAAAGAAGTTCTTCCCATCTGACGCACATGGTCGGATCATTTGGAAGTTCTCGATCGATGCCGGATGGCTTGCTAATCAGTGGAAGGCCGATGGGTGGAAGTGCTGGGGTTACTCTTATCCGGATCAGGTTACTGACGGTCGGATTAACGAGTGGTACAAGCCCTGGGACTACATCGGTATGTCCTTCGATGCCAGCGATGAGGTTTGGAACCGAACTACCGGACTCGGCAAGCCGGTATGGGGGCACATCTGCCCAACCCGAGACGCATACGACCAGGCTATGGCCAAGGGTGCTATCGGGTGCATGGTCTCCGGAGTGGCCAACATCTACTCCGAATCTCTAGTCTAGGAGAATCATGATTACGATCGAGAGCCAGGGAGACTGGAAACTCACCAGGAATTGGTTTGACCGAATGACGAAGTTGGACCTGGCTCTGATCATGAATCAGTTCGGCAAGGAGGGGGTTTCAGCATTAAAGTCTGCGACCCCCTCCAGGTCGGGCGAGACGGCTGCGAGCTGGAACTATGAAGTCACTCGAACTGGCAACAGCTGGAAGATCACCTGGACCAACTCCCACGTCAATAACGGCGTAAACATCGCCGTCATCTTGCAATATGGTCACGGCACTCGCAATGGCGGGTATGTCGTTGGCCGAGACTACATCAACCCCGCTATCAGGCCCGTATTCGACAAGATAGCGAAGAAGGCCTGGAAGGAGGTCACTAAGTAGTGGCAACTATTGACGAGCGGGTAGTCTCGCTCAAGATGAACAACAAGCAGTTCCTTTCTGCGATCAAGGAATCCGCGTCCAGTATGGACCGACTCAAGGAATCCTTGAAGATGCAGGGGGCTGCAGATGGCCTCTCTCGTATTGGAGAGATCGCTAAGAATACCACCCTCGGCGATCTGGCCACCAAGGCGCTCGACATCGGCAAGAATATGTCGGTTATGCAGGGTCTTGCCGTCACTGCATTCGGTGGAATTGGTGTCGCGGCTCTTAATGCTGGTCGAAGCGTGGTCTCTGGTTTCATCGGAACCATTAAAGACGGCTTTAATGAGTATGAGCTCAAAATGAGAGCAATTCAGACCATTATGGCCAACACAGTTGAGAAGGGGACTACCCTCGGTGAGGTTAAGACCTCTCTGGCCGAGCTGAACACCTATGCCGATAAGACGGTGTACAGTTTCAGCGACATGACTCATGCCATTGGTCTGTTCACCGCAGCTGGTGTCGATCTTCAGACATCTGTGGCATCAATTAAGGGTCTGTCTAACCTCGCGGCGGCCTCGGGTTCAACTGCCCAGCAGACAGCCACTGCGTATACCCAGCTCTCGCAGGCTATCGCGGCTGGCGCTGTTCACCTTCAGGACTGGAACTCACTAGTCCAGGCAGGCATGGGTGGAGAGTCATTCCGGAACGCTCTTATCGAGACCTCCCGAATGATGGGTACTGGTTACGATGAGGCTATTGCTAAAGACGGAAACTTCCGAGAGTCTCTCAAGGAAGACTGGCTTACTGCTCAGGTCATGACGACCACCCTTACCGCCTTGACGAACGACCTCTCTGAGGCACAGCTTGTCGAGATGGGGTACTCTGAGGAACAGGCGCACAAACTTAAGCAGTTCGCCCAGGGTGCATTTGACGCAGCAACCAAGATCCGAACGTTTAGTCAGCTAGTTGACACCACCAAGGAAGCTATTGGCTCCGGGTGGGCAGAGACATTCGAAATTCTATTCGGTGACTTCGAAGAGGCATCGGTTCTATTCACGTCTATTGGCGACTGGCTCGGTGGCGTTATTAAGTCCAGCGCTGACGCGCGAAACGGATTCCTACAGATGTGGAAGGATCTCGGTGGTCGAACTGCATTGGTCCAGGGTCTGGGTAATATCTTCCAGGCTATATTTAAGATCCTGAATTCCATCGGATCCGCATTCAAGCAGGTCTTCGGTGGAGCTAGTGCCGAAGGTCTCGCTAAGGCGACAAAGGCTTTCGCTGACTTCACCGCGAAGCTTATTATCACCGACAACTTCGCCGAGAAGCTCAAGTGGACCTTTACTGGCGTATTCTCGATCTTCCATATCTTTGCCACGATCCTCGGTGAGGTTGCACAGGTAGTCTTCACCGTTGCTTCGCACATCATTGGCGCACTGTTCCCGGCCTTCACCGGTATTAACTCTGGTGTGTTCCAGATCACGAAGGTAATTGGTAAGGCGATCTACTGGTTTGACCAGTGGTTCACCAAACTTGATATCGGTGGTAAGATCCTTAAGCTCCTTCTCCCACCGATTGATCTTGTCGGTAAGGCCATCAAGTGGGTTGTGGATAAGATCCATGACTTCATCATGTGGATCGATTTCACCAGCAAGGTTCAGAAGGTTGGAGAAGGACTCAAGAACCTATCTTCGAAGTTTGGTCTTGTTAGAGACGCGCTTAAGAACTCGGTCATCGGTCGTGAGTTCTCTGCCGCTATGGATTCTATCAAGAGTGGAGTCGATAAGGCCAAGTCCAAGATCAACGAGTTCGCGGGAAGTGTCGGAGACAAGCTCAAGGCTAAGCTCGTCTCGGGTAAGGCAGCTCTCTCCGACTACTTCAAGGGTTTCCAGCTCGGGGATATGTCTTCGGCAGAGGCGATTGTCGCTTCGCTCGGCACGAAGTTTGACGAACTGGGCCAGAAGCTCAAGATTTCCGAGAAGGTCCAGTGGCTCAAGGAGAAACTCGTCGAGCTGAAGGACGCCCTTGTTGAGGTATGGAACACCGTTCAAAATAGCAGTGTTTGGCCCAAGCTCGGCAAGGCTTTCGGTGATGTCGGTAGCAAGGTCAAGGATGTAGCTCTCTCATTCCGGGACTGGGTCAACGGTCATGGCGAGGTAAAGGCTAAGGCCAAGGAGGCTGCTGGTGCGGTCTCAGAGGTTGGATCTGCCGCTGCTCAGGCCGCTAAGGATACAGGTCAGGCCGCTAAGGATAACTTCCTTAAGAAGTGGTTTGAGGACATCCAGCAGGTTGCTAGAGCCATCCACCTCCCCGAGCTCTTCGATACCATTAAGCAGAAGTTCGTCGAGTTCAAGGACTTTGTCACTAACACCTTCGCCCCGAAGGTTAAGGACGCAGTCAAGGGGGCGTTCGGTTCTATTGGAAATGCTCTCAGTGATGCGAACTCCAACCTTAAGTCTTACGATATGGGTAAGATCCTAGTCGGGGCTATTGGTGGAGGCGTCCTGGTCGCATTCACTCGATGGATCAACTCCTTCAAGAAGAACTTCGATAAGATTGGAAACGTTGCAGATAAGATCGGTGATGTCTTTGACAAGCTTGGTGGAGTTCTAGAGGCATTTGAGCAGAAGGTTAAGGCTAAGGCTCTTCTGACGATTGCCATTGCTCTAGGCGTTCTGGCCGGTGCTCTGATCCTTATGTCTCTTGTTCCGGCGCCTAAGCTCTTCATCACCATCGCCGCAATGAAGTTGATGTTCAACATGCTCCAGGAAATGATGGATCACCTGGCTGGCTTTACCGAGTATAAGAAGGGGACAGCAATGCTGATCCCCTTAATGCTCACCCTCGGTACGACTATGCTTCTTATGGCCGCGGCTGTAAAGATCCTATCAACTATGGACGTCAAGGGCGCCATTGTAGGGGTACTGGCGTTTAGACATATTCTTGACGCAATGGCTGACTTCTTGAGGCGTATACACGGTATGAAGGGCTCGGGTGCTGCTGCGGGCATCATCATGTCTCTAGCCGTATCCTGTGTTATTCTAGCTACCGCTGTATATATGCTAGGGTCGATGGATACCGGGAAGGCCGTGCAAGGCGTTATTGCACTCGCAGCAGTCATCACCATTCTTTCCGGATTTATGGTGGTTGTCAGCAAGGACCCCTACATGGGAAAGGGTGCAGCCCTTCTCCTGTCTCTGGCTGTATCCTGCAACATCCTAGTAGCTGCAATCTGGATGCTCGGGACGATGGACACTGGTAAGCTCCTCCAGGGTGTTATTGCGCTGGGGGTCATCATTGCTCAGTTGTCAATTGCAATGGCTATCGCAGGTAGGGCCAACGCTCGAGGTGCAGCAGCCATCTTGGCTATGTCGGCAGCAGTCATCGTCCTAACTGGAGCCGTGGCTATCCTTGGTAACATGGATATCATGACCCTTGCTAAGGGGCTTATTGCTCTGGCGGCGGGTCTAGCTATTCTTGCTATCTCCATGGCAGCAGCAGACACATTCAAGACTGGAGCCATTGGGCTCGGAATTGCGTCTATCGCATTCCTGGCTCTGGCCTCGGCCATGAAGACTCTATCGACGATCACCTGGACCCAGCTGGCTATTGGGCTTATCGCCCTTGCCGGCGGTATGCTGATCCTGGTTGCCGCGGCAGCTGGGGCGCAGTACTTCGCTGTCGGTATGATTATCCTTACCGCAGCACTACTTGCATTAGGCCTGGCCCTACTTCCGATCTCGATCGGTATGGCGGCCTTTGCGGCAGTGCTGGGTATCTGTGCTACTACAGGTGCAGCAGCGTTCCTGGTCCTGACCGAGGGACTCAAGCAGCTGGCGGCGATTCTACCCCAGGTAGCTATTGATGTGGCAAATGCCATTGCTAACTTCATCATCACACTGGGGGCTAAGGCTCCCGAACTTGCTGTGGCTATGGCGCAGCTACTTGGGGCAATCATCTATGCGATCAATGCCAACATTCCAGGTATTGTAGCAATGTTGTTTATCCTGATTCAGGCGATGCTCACCGAGCTGGCTAACCATGCCTACGAGTTCGGAGAGAAGGGTGCTACCATCCTGGCAAACTTCCTGAATGGTATTGCTGACAATATCGGCAAGGTGATTGACGCTGCCACCAACGTCATTCTCAACTTCCTTGATGGAATTGCTAGGAATGGTCCGAAGATCATTGACAAGGGCATGTGGACGGTCCTCAAGCTTCTTGAAGGTGTTCGCGATGCTATTAACAAGTACGCTCCTCGTTTCAACAAGGTTGGTCGAGAGATTGCTTGGGCTATTGTCGACGGTATGACCAACGGTCTTGCATCCAAGGCCTGGAGCTTCGGTGAGTCTATGCTGAACGTAGCAAAGAATGGCTACAACAAGGTCAAGAGCTACTTCAAGATCCACTCTCCTTCTCGACTGATGATGGAACTTGGAGGATATGTCGGTGAGGGTCTTGCTATAGGTATCGAGGATACTGGTGATCGTGTTGCTGATGCCGGCGGTAGTATGGCTGGCGCAGCTTACGACGCTATGTCAAAGGCGCTCGACGGAGTAAACGAACTCATCGAGGACGACCCATCCTTCAAGCCGGAAATCAAGCCTATTCTGGACCTCACCGAGATGCAGAAGCAGGCTAAGGGAATCAACAACTTCCTTCCCGCCATCGGAGTTACGGCGCAGGCGGCTAATGCTGCTCGACCCGCTGCTCCGATCGCAGTTGACAATTCTGACAAGAATAGTCAAAATGGTGTTACAAACATCACCTTCAACCAGACCAACAACTCGCCTGAGGCGCTGGATGCGGCTACTATCTACCGTAACACCAACACTCAGCTTGCTATGGCAAAGGACAAGTTGACACTATGATCTCAGAGATCTCGTCCACGACAAAGTCGGGGGATCGTCTAACCATCGACATCACGAACCCCTATGAGTCGGGGGTCGCGGTCAAGGAGATTACTGGTCTGGGGCCAGTAAAGGCGGACATCAGCACTGATGGATTCGCCCTGCTGGACGGAGCGTTCCTTAAGGGGATCAGGGTTGGTACTCGTACTGTGGTACTGACTCTGATCCCCTGGGGGACCGACATTCAGGAACTCCGACTCAAGACATATTCCTACTTCGGAGTCGGGGAGACCATTACTCTCGGTGTGACAACCGACTGGCTTAACGTGCATTCCGACTTCATCGTCGAGTCCGTCGAGCCGAACATCTTCTCTGAGCGGCAGGAGATCCAGGTCTCCCTTCTCGGGTTGGACCCGTATTGGAAGTCCTCCGCTACTCAGATCCAGAAGGTTGTGGGCTTCAATGACAACACCCCCACCTTCGAGTTCCCGTTCTTCTCCCAGGACAACCACAAGCTAAAGTTCGGCGACATGACCAACTCCTCGGGTAAGGATATCCGATACCTTGGTGACTACCCGGCTGGTGTCACAATCACAGTCGAGTTCCTTGGTACGGTTAGTAACCTTATCCTGAGTAATACGACTTTCAACGAGACAATGTCTATCTCTCGAGCTGGAAACTTCTATGCTGGAGAGAGTATTGTCGTAGATACTCGTCCTGGTAAGAAGTCTATTACTCACCAGGCTCGAGGTAGGAAGTCATATATCACTGGTGTTCTGGCTCCAGGTAGTACCTGGATTCAGATGCATCCTGGAATCAACACGATCGCCCTTCAGTATGCTGGAGGCGTTGATGATGTTAACGTCTCTATGGAATACGATACACTTTATAGGGGGATCTAATGCAGCTGTTCTTCGCGTTCCTTCACAATTACAACTCGTGGATTGAAGTTCCGAACAACTTCTACTCTCTGAACTGGACCGAGCGGGCATATGACTACGGCCAGTTCGAGCTCCAGCTCTACTCGGATCAGCCGGGCTATGAGTACAGTCTCGGGAATCTGTTTATTCGAGATGATACCTCGACCGCCATGGTAATCGAGACAGCCACGGTTAAGCAGGAGGATGACGGTGTCTACCTCCACAAGTATACCGGTCGCTCTCTCGAGTCGATGTTTGAATGGAGAGTCCTACCTCACAGGCAGTGGATTGAGCCCGACAAGAATGGCCAGTTTAATGCCCAGATGACGGCTGAAAACTTGGCCCATGAGCATCTTGGGAAGGATGCAGAAGCTGCTCGTAGGATCGATAACTTCAACTTCCACCGGGAAACTCGAGTGTCTCAGATGGCCTACGTCAACGACACTGGGCAGAAGATCCAGGATGGTAAGTGGATCATCTATGACCGAGCCCCCATCTCGGAGATGTTCCGGAACGTCTTGTCGGCGTGCAAGCCGAACGGATATTCCCTCTTCTACAAGATCAAGCTTGAGAACCGGGGCATCCACTGTTACGTAACTGCCCCGCATCTCATCAATACGATCACACTCGCTCAGGAGAATGACAACTTCTCCGACTTCGAGTCGGTGGATTCTATCGTCGACAAGAAGAGTACGATCTATGAGGTCTGGGACTCTGGTGACGTGGATCTAAAGTGGATTGCTGACGGTAGTACTCACACTCGGGCGCACACGCTGAGATCCGAGAATCCAATTACTCGACGAGAGGTATTGTGGGATAACACTCAGGTCCACAAGCCTTATTCGATCAAGGACTGGAAAGCGCTTACCGATCTTCAGCGGAAGCATATCACATCTCTGAGCGAGGTGTGGTACCCATTCTGGGTTCTGGACGCCATGTTCCCGAAGTATACCCCGCTCAAGATGATCTCTGGTAAGATCAATAGCTTCTCTAACGTCGAGTACCGCACTGGTTTCGATGTCGGAGATATCTTCTACTATGTCCCCTCGGGCAGCAACGCAGAGCCAATTGAGTGCCAGCTGACTGAGATGACTGAGTCTTGGTCCAGTAGTGGATTCTCTAGGGTTCCAACTATCTCAATGTCGTCTCGTACCAAGTGGAATGGTGACGGCTTCCGTATCGACTTCACTCGCGGTGGCCCCGGAGAGGTCATTGCTCCTCGAGAAAGGGATTAATGCATGGCCATTTCTAGCGGTTTCTATAACTCGGTGAATGGTGACCGGACATACGATGCGGACCAGTTCGGATCGCTCTTCGACGGTATCATCTCGCCGGGAATCTTTCCGAACGTGGGCGACAAGTTCCGTGTTCGACCTACCAACAACGGTATGTCTGTCTACGTTGGTGCCGGGAAGGCCTGGCTGAACAACCGATGGGTTGAGAACTCGGGCGACGAGACGGTTACTCTGACTGGTTCTCACGCAACTCTGGACCGAATCGATCTGGTCTGTGTTGAGGTTGACCGATCCAAGGCTGTTCGCGGAGCAAAGATCAAGGTTGTCCAGGGTACTCCGGCAGTCACCCCTCTAATCCCAAATGTCGGAGATAGTGGTGACCGCCAGACCTTCGCTCTTGCACAGATCAAGATCATCAAGAACTCTCGACAGATCGTTGCTGAGAATATTATTAACCTTGTGGGTAGTGCTCGCACTCCTTATGTTCGCGGCCCTCTCGAGACGATTAACCTGGATTCTCTCCAGGCTAAGCTCCAGGGTGAGTTCAATACATGGTTTGACTCGGTTCGAGATGCGCTGGCTAACGCTGGAGGTAACACCTCGACAGATGTTGCCAACCTCAAGGTGAGCGACAAGAACCAAAATGAGCGTCTACAGGCCGTAGAGGGTCGAATCGCTGGAACCGAGCTCAAGATTACGAACATTGAGGGGCGTTTCAGCAATTCCGGGTCTGTCTATGGGATGCTCAATGACTCGAATGTCGGTGTCCACAACTCGATCTACCGAGGTGCTTCCCTGGGTAGCTCAGTGACTCCGTACCTTCAGTCGATTCGAAGTGGGTCCTTCTCGGGACTGTACCTCGGGGACTACTGGACATACTCCGGTATTACTTGGCGAATCGTCGCGTTCAACTACTTCATGAACATCGGTGAGCCGCCTTTCCGCCAGAATCATATTGTGGTTGTCCCCGACCGATCTCTGTTCCGAGAGGCCTGGTCTACCACCATTCCGGACCAGCGCTCCTACGTGGACTCGACACTCAACCAGTCCACCATGACGCAGGCCAGTCGCATGGCTGAGTCTCTGTTCGGACGGTCTAACATGGTCGGCGTCTGGACTCGAGTCGCTACTGGGTACGATGGTAACGGCGCAGTCAGGGACTGGCGCTGGTATAACCCACACATCAATATCATGGATGAGGCCATGCTCTGGGGGACATCGATCTTCAACGATCCCCTCGCCAAGGGTATGCACCATAATCAGTTCCCCGCTTTCCGACTCAACCCCGCCCTTGTTAACATTGAGGAGGATTTCTGGCTTCGTGAGCGCGCCTCGGCTCAGACCGCGGTCTATCAGAAGTCCACGGGTCAGTTCTCCCACGCCCCGATTAACTACTCACTCGGGGTACGTCCCTATCTAGCGATCGGTTAACATGCAGCACTTCGGATTCAACCCCCTGACCGACATCGTCCTTGCGATATTCTTGTCGGTTCTGGGATCTTCCGGGATGTGGGCTTGGATCATGAAGCGCAGTGAGCGGAAGTCCGCCACGTCAAGGCTTCTGCTCGGAATGGCCCATGACCGGATAGTATATGTCGGGAAGACATATCTTCATCGAGGATTTCTCACCCTCGACGAGTATGAGGACTTCATGAAGTATCTTGTAGAGCCCTATTCCGAGTTCGGGGGTAATGGGCTCGCTGAGAAGATAGTGAATGAGGTAAAGAATCTTCCCGTCGTCCCCACCCCTAGACCCCCGGCAAAGAGGAAGACATATGGCAAAGCACCTTCAGGAGAGTAAGTTGAACAACAAGTCCTACGACGTCCTCAAGTGGGTTGCGCTGGTCGCCCTTCCGGCTACCTCTGCGCTCTACCTCACG